TGCAAGTGGAGCTCTCCCACTACCAGCAGCCATTGCCGCAGTTCTTGGAGCAAACATAGGAACTACTGGTACTATATGGCTCGCAGGTTTCTTTGTATCAGACGGCATGCCAAAAGGTGATACGCTACGAATAGCTATAGCTCATAGTGGTGCAAATCTCTTTATGGCAGTAATGCTCTTACCTTGGGTACATCACATCGCAAGATTTCTCGGAAGATTTTAATTCACCCTCCTTTCGGTGATAAGAAGCGCCTCAATGCGAGTCTGAGGCGCTTTTTTAAGTTGTAAACTATTATAAATAGAATCATGTTAAAATTCAAATCATACATGAGATACTTGGAGGAGCGCATGGGGTTTAACGCACTTGATAATTCTGGTTGGCGTGATAGACCCGAAAGATTCGATTTAGTGATGTCAGCTATTGGAAAAATAAAACTTATTAGATCTCCAGACCAAAAAGAATTTATTATTAAAAATACTAGTGATAATAAAAAAATCATTAATGATTACAAAGCTGCAGTTCAAAAAGATATTAAACTAGTTAAGCAATTACCTTCTATAGAAGTTGATACTGATATAGGCAAAATAGAATTGCCTAAGATAGCAAAGTCAACATATTTTGGTGGTAAAGGTAAAGGCGGTGGAGAATCAGGTAAAACATCTGAAGGCGAATCTTTACAATGTGTTATGTTAGCAGCACTTATAAAAAATGGAACAAATAAACCTTATGAATTTTATACGCAAAAGAGTGTAATGGAAGATGCTTATAGAGACGTTGACGTTGATACAAAATTCGATCTTCTTCTTAAGTTAACTGATGATCATCCACAATGGCATAGATCAGGTTATATGATAGGTAAAAAATTAATTCAAAAAGGATACGTAAATAAAGATCATATTTTATATCGTGGTAAAACTAAAATGAAAGAAATTTATAATCTGAAAGCTGCAGCTTATAAATCTGAAGGAAGACCTGGGTTAAGTAATGATAAGTGGAATCCTGGAGATATTTATGCAATTAAAAGAAATGTCGATGTTAGTAAAGTATTGCAAAGCCATTCAGTTGCTTCATTAAATATAAGTTTATCTAAAGCTTTTAGAGATCGTGATATCGTTCCTATATCTCTTAAGTTAGTTCCGGAATTTAAACTTGATGGTAAAATAAAATTAGACGTATATAATTTAGATAGGTTACCAGAAAAACAAAGAAAGTTTAATAAACTTGTACTAGCAAAGAAAACATTTTGGTCAAGTAAAAGTGCAACAGTTTACATTGATGGACAAGAACTCGATTTTAGATCATTCAGTGATTTCACTGCAGTGAATATGGAAATTGGCGGTAAAACCGCAAGAGGTGGTAAAGTTGGTTATGATCAAATTAGATTTGCTGCAAAAGAATTTTTAAGAGCAAGAAATTTACCTGACAACCAAAAGTTAGCAATGGATGCTAGAAAAATTCATACGCAGTTATCTACAGGAAAAATCGGTGCTGAAACAAAAAACTTTTGGAGTGCAGTACAGAGAGCAGATACTAATATAAAAGAAGTAGATTTTTATGACTATCCAAAAACTAGAAAAGCAGCAGATGTTCATTCAAAGTTAGCAACAACATATGTTTGTGATGCTATTATGAAAGCAAATAGTTCTGCAAGAAATAATTTTGCTACAAACGTATTTAATATTGCAGCATCACAAACTGAAGATTCTTCAGTTTATATAAAGGCATACGTATAATGATTAATTTTAAAGAATATATATCAGAACAAAAGAATACACACATGACTCACATCGAGGACAAGGTTCTATACGGCGGTGTTGATGGAACAAGGCAAGCTATACTTGCGTTACGTTCATTGAGAGACATGTTAGCAGGAGTTAAAGATGGAAACGTTAGTGTTAAGTGGGACGGCGCACCCGCTGTTTTCGCTGGTACTGATCCTCGTGACGGTAAATTTTTTGTCGCTAAGAAAGGCATCTTCAACGCCACGCCAAAGGTATATAAAACTAATTCTGACATTGACGACGACACTGGCGGTGATCTTAATGCTAAACTAAAAAAAGCTCTTCAGTATTTACCGGAACTCGGTATCAAAGGAGTAGTACAAGGTGACTTCTTATTTGATTCAAGCGATGTTAAAACTAAAAAACTAAAAGGTAAACCTTATGTTACCTTTCATCCCAATACAATAGTATATGCAGTACCTGCTGGAACTGAAGCTGCTAAAAAAGTTAAGGCTGCAAAAATTGGTATAGTATGGCATACTACATATACAGGTAAAACATTTGAAACTATGAAAGCATCATACGGTGTAGATACTACAAAGTTTAAGAATACTAAAAATGTTTGGTCACAAGATGCAATGCTTAGAGATATGACTCAATTTACTATGACTAAAAAAGATACGGAGGAAGTCAATGCACATCTTAGCAATGCTGGCAAAATTTTTAATAAAATTTCTAGTACTACCTTACGTACTCTCGAAAATAACGAAAAGCTTGCTCAACTTATTGAAACGTTTAATAATACATTTGTACGAAAAGGTGAAGTCATTGGTAACACCAGATCCCACGTTACGAAGTTAATATCACACATAAAATTGAAGTTTCAAAAAGAGATAGATAGTAGAAAGAGCGAAAAAGGTAAATCAGCTCAAGTACAAAAATTAAACGATATACTTAAATTCTTTTCACCACAAAATAAAATAAGTTTAGAAATGATGTTTGAATTACAAAAATCTATAGTTCTAGCAAAATTAAAAATTATAAATATACTTAATAAGTTAAATGGCGCGCAAACGTTTCTTAAGACTCGCGATGGGTATAAGGTAACGGGTCAAGAAGGGTATGTGGCCATTGACAAACTTGGTGGTGATGCAGTGAAAATAGTTGATCGTATGGAATTTTCATATGCCAACTTTTCACCAGAAATTATAAAAGGATGGGACAAGCCGGGGAGGAACTAATGGCACCATTAGATTTTAAACATATGACGTCTGTAGATTATAAGCCAGGCGAACCAGATGAAGTCAAATACTACGCTCAGAAACGTAAGAAGCAATATCACGGAAATGAGAGCGTACAATCAGCAGATAGAAAACCAGAAAAATATGTTAAGCCTGACGGTAAGGTCGGCATACGTATGGTTAAGACTGACAAAGAAATTGTCAAAAAAGAAGCCTCGGTTCTTAAACCAACTAAACCATCTGACATAACTAAACACGCTAGAACACTAGCAAAAAATCCTGGTGATTATGAACGTAATAAGAAAAAGTATATTGATAAAGCTCGTGCTAAAGTATTTAGAATGTATCCTAAGGAAAGCTTAAACGGTTTGATGAAAGAAGACATGTCAATTAATGAAAAAATGTTACCTATTGTAAAAGTAATGAGAAAAAACAAAAGACTAATTGATAATGAACTAGGAGCTAGTCATAAAGACTATAAAGCTTATGTTATGATTGATGATGAGTATTTAGATCGTCTTAATGATTCTCAATCAGAACTTATTTTTTCAAGCTTGAAAAAAAATAAAGGTGTTGCATATCCAGAAGATGATATTACAGCATATTTCAAAAATGAAAATAATGCTAAACAATTTGTAAAGGATCTGGGAGGACCAGGTTCTATGTATGGAAAGTATGGTCGTCTCGATATTAATCTCACGGCTCTTGGCAGAGGTATTAAAAAAGAAAGTATTGAAGCTACTTGGCCAGATGAGATGCCAAATGATGTAGATGAAGCGTTAAACCTACAACAAAGAATGAAACGCTCAAGACTTATGAAGCGTTTAAAGACGAGAATTAAAATTGGTCGTCAAAGAGCTATGAGAAAGATGGCTAATAAAAAGACTCTTGAAAAAAGATCAAATCGACAAGCCCGTGCACAAATTGCAAAGAAACTTACACGTGGTATACCTAAAGGCGAATTGACATTTGCTAGGAAGAAAGAAATCGAAAAGAGATTAGAAAAGCCGGCGCTACAGCAGAGAATAAAAAGACTAGCTAAAAGATTATTTAAGGACGTACGTAAGAAAGAAGTACAGAGGAAAAAAGGTTAATGATAAATTCGTTTAGATCATTTCTTATTGAAGAAGACAAAACCGTATACTTTACGTTTGGACGTATGAATCCACCTACATCAGGTCATGAAAAGTTAATGAATGAGTTATCTAAAAAATCAGGTAGTAACCCATATAGAGTGTATCTATCTCAATCTACAGATAACAAGAAAAACCCTTTGAACTATAACTATAAAATTAAGACAGTCCGTAAATTTTTTCCAAAGCATGCCAGAAGTGTAATGCTTGATAAGAAAGTTAAGAATGTATTTGATGCAGCAACTAAATTGTATTCAGAAGGATATAAGAATATCAATATGGTTGTTGGCTCAGACAGGATTAATGAATTTAAAAAGTTATTAGAAAAATACAATGGTGTAAAAGGAAGACACGGACTTTATAAGTTTAACAAAATAAATGTAATTTCAGCTGGAGACCGTGATCCGGATGCAGATGACGTATCAGGTATGTCAGCATCAAAGATGAGAAGTTTGGCGAGTAAAGGAGACTTTACACAATTCTCACAAGGATTACCTAGAAGTGTTTCGAATAATGAAGCTAAGAAAGTATATAATGAAGTACGCCGTGGAATGGGATTAAAAGAACAAAAAGAATATAAAACTACATTACACTTTACTCCAGTCTCTGAAGAAAGAGAGGCATATGTTAAAGGAAATCTGTTTGATATTGGCGATAATGTTGCTTTCGTGGGCAGTGACGAACTCGGTAATGTTACCAATCTTGGAAGCAATTATGTCATTGTAGAATCTAATGGAAAGACTTATAGAAAATGGTTAACTGATATTCAACTAGTAGAAAAGAAAAAAGAAGCACCTAAAAAAGTTAGGCAAGACCCAGATGTCAAGAAAGCACCGGGTACACAACCTGCACCTTACTATGGTGGACTATCTAAATCAACTAAGAAAAAAAGATTAGCACATTTTAAAAAGTATTCTAAATATGATGATGACAATCCAGCTGCTTATAAAAAAGCACCTGGTGATGCAACTGCAAAAACTAAACCAAGTAAACATACTTTAAAATATAGAAGAATGTACGGTGAAGATGCAGTTGAGTTCGCAAAGAAAAAAATTGAAAGAGAAAAAATGGTCGATAAAATAAAACATGCTAGAATGTTAGATCGAGCAAAAGTAAGAAAAATTAAAAACAGGAGTAAAGCAGATGCTTAAATTTAAAACCTTTGATGAGTTACTTGAGAATGAAGGACTCAAAAAGAAATCGGCTAAGTCTGGTATATCTTATGGAACGCTTAAAAAGGTATACAATAGAGGCATGGCTGCTTGGAGAACAGGTCACAGACCGGGAACTACACCGCAACAATGGGGAATGGCAAGAGTCAATTCATACATTGGAAAAGGTAAAGGTACTTACTACGGTGCCGATTCTGATCTTAGTGGTAAAGGTAAGAAGAAAACAGAATCAGTAGGTGAAGCACATGATCCTAAACATGTAAAGCAAGCTATCGGTATTGCATCTGATCCTCGATATAAAAAAGGTAATATGACTGGTGCGGTTAAAGCTATGAATAAAATTTCCAAAGATATCGATAAACATCCTCAGGTTGCAGCAGTTCTTAGAAAACAAAATGAAGCTACTGTAAAAGAAATATCAAAAAGCGCATTAGACAGATATATTAAAAAGGCTGATATTGATAAATCTAAAAAGCATGTACGAGCAGACGTAGGTAAGATATCAAGAGATGACGCACATAAGAATCAAGTAAAACGTAACAAAGGTATTGAATTAGCTAAAGCTAAAATGAAACCTGCTAAAGTTGCTGCAGAAGCTACTGTAAAAGAAATATCTAAAAATCTAGCAAAGAGTTATATGGGTAAGGCTGCAAGGGATATGTATCATAAAGGACAAGATCAAGGTAATAAAGATGCAATAAGTCGTTTAGGCGGTCCGGATCAAGATTATATGAAAAGTCCTGAAAGAAAAGCTGCAATGCGTGTACGCGGTATAGACAGAGCTACAAACAGACTTATGAAAAAAGAAGCAATGTCTGATGCTGAAAAGAAAGCACATGACGCAGCAATTGCAGCATTTAAAATGAAAGGTGGCAAAGTAAAAAAGCTTCCACCCGGATATGCTGATGGTTATCATGGTAAAGCAGATCCTGGCGCAGGTATCAAAGGTATGATTTCAAAAGCTGATACAAAAGATTTTGGAACTAAGAAAAAAGTTAGGAGCATGAAATGAGTTTAAGAAGAGCAATTAATGAAGTATTACACCCTGAAAAGATTGAAGAAGGTGAAGATGTATTTGATAAGTTTGGAATTCAAATCACAAAGACTCGTCTTAAAGGTGGTATAGGATATCAAATCAACTATGGTGAAAGAGGTAGGTATATTCAGGTTCTTAAAAAAGATATGAATAACCTCATGAAAGCAATGAAAACAGCAATGGACACAAAGTAATGCCATTAGATCCGAAAGACGGAATAGGTTCATATATCAAAGACTTCAAAAAGTCTAAGGCACCGCAGTTTAAAGGTAAAAGCGAAAAGAAAAGAAGAGACATGGCGATCGCTGCATATCTTGATGCTAAGCGTGGACCACAAGAAGCTAAGCTTGCAGGTAATGCATTAAAGTTATTTGGGCAATTAAATCGTAATGGTACAAAACCAGAACTCGATAGAAACGAACCAAAGAACGAACTGTCTATGATGAAGAGGTTTAAAGCTAAAACACGAAGAGCTTTAGTAGGCCCAAGCACTAAGAAGAAACCTTTAATTTTTAGAACTACCGGTAAAGATGCTAAAGACATGCAAAAGAAAGCTGATGCTATTACAATACTTAAAAAAGCTGATGATACTAAAATGGCACTTGCTAAACGTGCTTTAAAGAGAGAAGATACAAATTTTAAAGTAGAGATCGATGGTCTTCCAACAATGTACATGAAAGCCAAAACGCCCGGTGAACTTAAACAACAATTACGTAAGATTGTTAAACAACCTTCATTAATAAAAGATGTTGATAGAATAGAAGTGTCTAAAGTTAAGAAAGCTTATAGAGATAAAGCACAGGGTAGAGAAGTTAAAGAATACAAATATGATTATGGTACACCAGAATCTGTAAAGCTTATGAAGAAAATAACACCCGGTCAAAAGGAAGCTACAGATGCACCTAAAGGTCCAGAGTCTTATGAATCACAATATAAGAGAAGACTCGTAAAGACTACAGATCCTGAACATAAAGAAAAAGGATTTAAGTATAGAATCAAAGGTAAGAAAGATAGTAGCCTTACTAAAAAATTATACAAAACAAAACCCGGTCAAGCCGAATTTAATAAACAAATGAAAAGGATTGCAGGTCATGAGTTTGGATAGATTTAAAAAGTTTATAGAAGAAAAAGATCCTAGACTAAAAAGAGCAGGAGTTGCTGGATTTAATAAAGCTAAACGAACACCCGGGCATCCTACAAGTAGTCATATCGTAGTTGCTAAACAAGGTGATAAAGTTAAGACTATACGATTTGGTCAACAAGGTGCTGAAACTGCAGGCGCTCCTAAGAAAGGAGAGTCCGATAGAATGAAAGCAAAACGTAAATCATTTAAAGCTCGTCATGGCAAGAACATCGCTAAAGGAAAGATGTCAGCTGCGTATTGGGCAGACAAGGAGAAATGGTAATGGTCAAAGGTTGGATAAACGAAAGAATTAAAGAAAGAACAAGTATGGACGGAGCAGTTTGTATTGCTCTTGGTCTTATGATTTTATTTTTATCACCACTCGCAAAGATTGCAGCAGGCATTGCAATTGCCTATGGTGTTTGGACTATTTGGAAGAGTGAGTAATGGCAAAAGCTTTTAAAACTGTTTTAGAACATGAAACAATAAAACATGGTACATCTATTGGTCGTAAGCCAACTACTTCCACTATGAATAAACATAAAAGAAGAAGTTTAAAACGATATAGAGGACAAGGAAAAAGGTAGTGGCTACAGAAACAAATGAAACAAGACTCGACAGGATAGAGTCTAAAATAGATAAGTTAGCAGATGCTATGATATCTTTAGCAAGAGCAGAGGAGAAGATAATAGCATTACAAGACGACCACGATAATATGAGAGATCGTATGAATAAACTCTCTGTTAAACTAGACGATATACAGAAAACTTGTGATGAAAACGCAAGGACTGTTAGTATTATAAATAAAGTTGTATATGTGGCTGTTGCCGCAGCAATAGGAACCTACGTAACTCACGTATGGATGTAAAAGGAGAAAAAAATGGAAGAAAGTTTCAAGTATCATATACCTGAAGACATTCCAGCAAATGAAAGAACTGCCTTCCATGGCGCGGCAGCTGCAGCGGCAAGAGACGGAAAGAAGAATTTCAGCTTTGGTGGAAAGACTCATCCGGTCACTATGAAAAAAGATACTGCAAAAGCAATTGCAGATCAAAAAGAATCAGTAGGTAAAACTGCAGGTGATCACGGTTACTATCATTTGCAAAAGGCAAAAGAACTTGCTAAGAAAGATGGTCATGACTATGATAAGTTACCTCAGTATGATAGAACTCATGATAAGCATAAAGACCATTATGATTCAAGAGCAAAAAAAGAATCAGTAAAGAAAGAAAGTACAATGACTTTTAGAGAAAAATTAATGTCACTATATGAAGGTGATAGAGCATCTCATTATAAAGGTGCAACTAAACCAGAAGAGTATGATGAAAAGCAAAAGTCTTCTAAAGGTGCAATGGACATGATGAAAACACCAAAGAGTGTTGAAGCCGATGGTATGAAAGCTGCAAAAGATACTGCAGCTGCTATCAAGAAAAGTGCACCCGGAAAGAAGATGAGAAAAGGTGATCAGAACAAAGGTGATCTTAGTATCAAACCTAGTGCAACACCAGTAAAAGATCCATCTGCAAAAATAATTACAGCCGAGGAATATGGCATGTTTGGAAAGAAAATATCTGATAATTTACTAGATGCCATTGCAATGGTTGAAGATATGGACAAGAAGATGACAGTTGATATCGACCATGATACAGGTACAACAGGTTCTCATGAAAAGAAACATGGTATTACTTTAAAGAAAAGTAAAAACTATGACAATAGACGTGGAATGATGTCTACTTTTGCTTCAGGTAAGAAAAGAGACTTACAAAAATATTTAAAGAAACATTATGATGGGGATCATAAAACAATGCACCCTGAAATTTATAAGTAAAAGGAAATAATATGGCAATATCACCACCTAACTTTCAAAAAGATGCAGTACCGACTCCATCTGGTTGGAGACATCCTAGAACAAATGAACTATTAGTTTCAAGGAAA